TACCCCCACCTGATACTTGTACGTCTGAAGAATTTGATTGAATTGCCATTAGTCTTGTATTTCGGATTGGTTGTCTTCGGTTTCATCTTGAGTGTCGTCAATCAAGGTTACACGGATAGTCTTGTAAGTCTTCACACGTAGACCTTTCAGCTTCGGGTGGGAGAATATATCCTTCGCCTCTGCTATAGTCAGTCCATACTTCTTACGAATATCATCACGAGTCATACCATCCTCTTTGAGGTGCTTGATGAGTTGTGAGATAGTCAATTCTTGAGGTGTCTCCTCCTGTGTCGAGTTTGCCTCGACATCTACTCTTGCGTCAATAGACATTTGTTTGGGGTTTAGTCGATAAAGATTTTGCTCCAATCCAATTCAGCATCTAGGCCACGTAGATGCTCACAGCGGGAGCCTGCTGTGTCGTCGTTTGTAGAGTCAAACGAAATTCTGGTTTTACCCTCTCCATGATACACATAACCAATGGCATCTGCATTGGCACAGGCTATCTCACGAAGCTTGCCGGACAGTGACAAGTCGTTAGCCTTCACCTCTTTACCATTCTTGGTAAGGTATTTATCCTTGAGGTGACCAACAAAGATGACATGGTCTGCAAGCTTGGAGAGATTGAAGAACCACTTCATGAAAGCCTTACGAAGGTACAGATAACCAGCACCTTGGGGCAGAGTAAGTACAGACAATCCCTTGTTGTCAGGATCGAAGTTCTTACCCATAGGTGTGGCCTTGTACAGTTTCTTTGCTTCATCCTCACACCACACTTCGAGCTGCGTGATGGTGTCAATAGCAATATACTTGTACGGCTTTTCTTCTTGCATAATTTGCTTACCTATCTTACCTAGGTCAGCAATAGAATTTACTTTGATCTTGAGGGCATCTACCATATCGGAACCATCTTCGAGGTCGATAATAAGACAGCCTTCAAGCTGCGACAATGCTGTGGTCTTACCGATTTTCGGAGGACCATAGATTATCATGTTCTTAGGTGATTTGCGCGTGGCTTTAACCACCTTCTTTGGGAGAGTCAGTTCGCTCATTAATTGTAAAGGTTGATAGATCAGTTTCAAAGGGTATCATACCGAGTAAACCATCACGGTTCTTCTCCACATGAACAGCCATGAGGCCACGTGGATCTTCACCGCAATAGGTGTCAGTGATACCATACAGGTCATACGGACGCTGCAACATCATTACGACGTGAGCATCCTGACCAATAGAATCGCCACCGAACAAGTCGGTCAGCATAGGCTGATATTGATTCTTGGCACGGAACTCTTGCTCAATGTTACGATTGAGCTGAGACAATAGAATAGTGATAGAGTTATGCTGTGCTTGCATGTACATACACGTCTTAGACAACTCGTTGAGTTTATGCAACTCGATGTCTAATGTGCTGGGTACAAGGCGAGAGTGGTCAATCAGATTGATGATAGTAGGTTCGTACAGCTGCTCTTTGACAGAGTTTACTGAACGCTCTATCTCATGTACATCCTTGGGCACGGAACAGAAGTAAATAGGGTATCTATTGTACTTCTGTACAGACTGTACATAATCAGCGTAACTCTCATCAGAGAGCTTACTATCCACTGACAACAGCTCTGCAGTTTGAAGCTTAGTATGCTTCGAACCTGCACGCAGTATCTGCTGCTCACCAGGCATCTCGAAGCTCCAGTACAAAACAACGACATTTTTGTCATGGTTCCTGTCTAGAACATCGAAGATGAGCTGGTTAGAAAAGGCTGATTTACCCACACCGGGTCTACCAGCTATAACATACATCTTACCGGGTTGCAAACCTCCCATAAGATTACGGTTAAGCCTATTCCACTGAGTAGAAAAGACTTTTCTGTTACCCTCTCGAGCATCTACCACATTAACAATAGACTTGTCTACTGATTTAGATATATGCTCAAGTCCTACAGGCAGTATTAGCCTAGAGTTGACGGGTAATTCTTCTGTCTTGGTCATCTGTTTTTCCGACATCCATGTCTTCGTATTGCTCCCACGTATGTTGGTTTACCCATGTCTGTAGCATCTGCATAAACCCAAGACTGTTGTTGCTCTTACGAAACTCTAGCTCGTTCTTAAGACACTTAACAATCTTGTTATGCTTTGCTACATTCTTCCCAATCACCTTGTGATAAGCTTTCTTCGCCTTCTGGTTGTTACGAGCGTCGGCATCCTTTGCGCGTAGAATACGCACATTACCTTTCGTATACACCTTTAGAGGAAAGTGGGAGAGGAGTTCAGACCACATCCTATCGAAAGAATCCTCGATACAATCAAGGAATTTCTGTCGTACGACATCGTCTTCCACATCCTCTCCCAGCTTAACGTACCCTTCCGTTTGAAGGAACTCAGTGTTTGGCTTGATAGACAACTCACGAATCAAATCGTAAGCTTTGGCATGCAAGAGATACAAATATACAAAGTCATCAGCACTTATTCCAAGATCGTTAAGAATATCTGTATCAATTTCTATATGCATTACTTATCTGTAAACATAATTGTAATCTCAATACCCACGTTGGGCATTTTCATGATCATTTGCTTCGGGGATCCAGCCTTAGGAGCAGTTACTATTTGCTCTACAACTTGTTGAGTAGGGGGTTTGACTTCAGCCTTGAAGCTATCAGTCTCCCAATCATACCCATTACGTCTAAGCTCATAGCATTTGGCTCTAATACCTTGGTGATTCCCCTTTAGATCTGGGTAAACTTTCTCCAGAGCTTTGAGTGCTGCTTTAGAAGCATCTTCTACGCTCTTGTCAGACTTAGATCTAGACTCCCAGAATGTTCTACACATCAGGGAGTACATCTCAGGCTCGTACTTAGCCATCAGTCTTTGAAGATTACAGTTATAGACTTACCCCTGAGGTTAAAGGTAGCTTTCTTAGCACCCTTCTCTCTGAGGTTGACACACATCTGTTCCAAAGATGTTGAGGTTTGCACAGGTACTTCATACTCTACGTCTACAAGAGACAGCGGAGCCACTTCTTTAGCCATAGACTTCTTAAGAATAGACCACTTGTTCTTGATAGAGCTAACGCTTCTCTTGTTCTGTTTAACAATAGGAAGCTTTGTAGCTGCAGAGCATGCTTGTTCTACAGTTCTGCCTTTAGACAAAGAGGACGTTATTGATTTGAACACTTGCTCTTGCTCTTCTTGTGTCCATGTGTTGTACTTCTTATTCATTGTTTAAAATTGATGTGAGGTCTTCACCTCTGATTACATTGTTTAGTGTTTTCGTGGCACTATCTAGCCACTTCTCTTCTTGTGAGTTTGGGACATACAGGATATAGATTCTACCCCGCTTCCCTTCTTTGAATCTGATGAGTCGACCCACACGCTGTACCATAGACAACGTCTTAGACTCTAGACCTGCGATGATACCGACCCCTACATCGGGTACATCGAAGCCTTGATTCAAAGCTTTAGTAGAGCATAGTATACTCGTAGAAGACTTGTTGAACGCTTCAAGAATCTTTCTGCGTTGTGCTTGTGTCTTACCTGAGTGATACGCAGTAGCCCCAAGCCTATCAGCCATTAGATCAGTAAACCCGTTAGTACCACCGAAGGTCAGTATTTTGTCTTCGATGTGATAGTCAGCAATTTCTTTTGTTGCTTCGAGTTTATTTTCTGCGTGCTGTACAACTTGCTTGCGCTGCCGTATGGCATTGAAGAACTGTGCTGCTGCACCCTTATCACCGGGCGCACCTGCTAGTATAGCTTGAGCTTGTTTAAATGCATCAAACCCCCCAAGCCTGTACTTCATCTGCACAAATAGGTTGTTGGCTTTCTTGTATGCTGCTTGTTCTTCCTCTGTCATCTCCACAGGAATACAGATGATATCGTACGGAGCTACAAGCCCTAGTTCCACACATCTATCAAGGGTGATAGTGTATGCAGTAGGTGCTAGTACCCTTAGCAATACTTTGTACTCTTCCTCTTCAGGTAAAGTAGCAGTCATACATAAAAGCTTATCGTATTTGTTCTTGGTGAAGAACTCACGATATACTGGGCTCAATCCTAGATGAACCTCATCGCATACAACGATGTCATAGTGTTGATTCTCAAGCTTGTGCGCTGATTGATAGCACAGTATCTCTACACGTGGGAGTATGTCTTCACATCCCCACTTGATGAACTCTTGCTTGAATTGATCTTGCAATTGCACAGTAGGTACTAGCACAAGAGCTTTATCCCCTGACCCAAGAATGTGTCGTACAGCGAGAACACCGCATCTTGATTTACCAAAACCAGTACCAGCAATAATGCTACCAATACCGTTCTGATTCCACCATGCGTTGAGTGCTTTGCGTTGCTGTTCATCTTTAGTTTTAATTGTTTGGGTTTTCATCATTAAGTTCTTCATCTAATATTTCTTCTTGAAGTTGCTCTACAAAGTCAGTATCAGGTTCTGTTAGTTCAAACTTCATATCTATTATCCTGACACTTGCTTCTTGTCCAGGGTTTCCACTCCCATCAGGGTAGTAGTCTACTCTAGGTTCACCGGGATCAAATTCGTATTCAATCTTCAGGAGACCTGTCCCCAGTTCTGTATCCAACTGGCTTTCCCATTTTTTGGTCATACTGGATTTCGTTTTGAATTACTATAAGTCTAACGACTTGACGTTTGAGTGAAGACAAGTCGTTGCGTAGGACTGCTACCTGAGCTTCCAACAGTTCTGACTTGGCTTCTAAGACCCTCATGGAGTCCTGTGTGTTCGAATCCATACTTATCTAATTTAGATTCTGATTGTTTTAAGCATCTGTGATACAAATGGTTAAAGGACTTGTCGACTTTCAACAAGCCCCGGGCGGTTTTAGTGTTTGCTACTATAGTAGAATGATCTCTACCTATAAACTTACCGAGTAGCTTCACTCTTGTTTGGAGTATCTCTCGGCAAATAAGACAGAATATCATTCTAGCCATGACTATGTCACGGAGTTTACGAATTGAAAAGAACTCATCTTCAGTTACTTGTGTGACCGTACACACTTCTTGCATTACGCAGTAGAGTTCACCTTTATCAAACGTATTTACCATGACTATTTCTTGCCGCTGCTCATAGCCTAGACCAGCGAATACTTGCGGATGTATTACATGTTTCATTGATTTAAAAGAGAGTGCGCCTGGTAGGACTTGAACCTACGACCTGTCGATTATGAGTCGAATGCTCTAACCACTGAGCTACAAGCGCATAAAAAGGGCCGCTCACGTTTGAGCAGCCCTTTAACTATAAAGAAAACCTCAAGCGTATAGAGGCGCCACCCTGTTATTCTTTGGGAGTCTTGATTCGATCTGAAAAGATCATGTTTATCAGGGAATCAATATACCCGAATACTTGATTGTCTTTCTCCGTAGGAGTGAGGTTGACAATTATTTTAATAAATGCGAGCAAGCCGATGATCAACTCGGCTATGTGGCTCATGATGAATACTGAAATGTCCATAACAAATTTGTTTAAGTACAAATATATACAAACATTCTTGTACTCCCGGCGGGACTCGAACCCACAACCTACAGCTTAGAAGGCTGTTGCACTATCCGATTGTGCTACGGGAGCCCCAGATTACTTCCAACTCCAGTCAGGGTAAAGATCTAAAACATCATCATCGTATCTAGAGTAAGGATAAGAGACATACTGTGCACCTTTATCCATAGTAGCTGATTTAACCTCGAAGGATACGCAAGTACCTGTTTTAAAAGCTCTGTAATAATAGCCTCTAGGTGTTGGGTTGTCTTTGATTACTTTTCCCATGTCTCTGAGATATTAGTGTCTGCTTTCAGCAATCCATTAGTTACAATTTTCAATGCTGCTTTCTCCATCAGTTCTGTCATCTTTACTTTCCATCCATCTGCTACCTCACGCTTACAGATAGTATCTATCTGGTCGTGGACAGTCATTACAATCTTTACATCATCCTTGTAGTTAGCTTGTATCTCATCATAAATATAAATAAGCGCAAGCTTAGTCATATCAGCTGATGAGCCTTGGATTGGGGTGTTCTTGGATGCACGTTCAATGCTCCCAAGCTCACTCATCATACTTCTATCATTCCATATCTTAGGATACCAATTGTCGAACCACCTACGACGCTTGAAGGGAGGCATAGTTACAATGTAGCCGTTACGCTTACCATACTGACCTAGCTTATCAAGGAACTCCTTGATGTTAGGGAAAGCATTAAAGTATTTAGTAATCAATTGCTCAGCCTCTGACTTACTTATATTAAGTGTGTCAGCGAGCTTAAAGGGCCCCATTCCATATGCCAACCCGAAATTGATAGTCTTGATTGTAGTTCGAAGGGTCTTACGAAGGTCTGCGTCAGCATCCCTCCATCGCTGTTCAAATACGAGATCTGCACATACGCCATGCAAATCGGCTCCGTTTCGAAGAGCCTCGAGCCACACTGGATCTTTACTTCCATATGCTATGACGTTCAGTTCCTGTGAAGCGTAATCTGACGAGACAAAGACCCATCCGGACGGAGCAACGAAACAGTTTCTAAAGGTATTATCACTGGGTATCTGCTGCATATTCGGCTTGGAACTCGACACTCTCCCAGTATCCAAGATCTGTGAGAAATTTGTGTGGACTCTCCCATCGCAGTTAATGTAGTTGAAGAACTTGGTACCGTAAGCGTTGGCGAGCTTTGTCCTTTCTTTATACAATATATATTCATCAATCAGTTTGTGTTTGTATCTGTACTTGCTGAGCTTCTTACCGTTGACATCCTCAAGCTTGGGTACTAGTATTCTAAATAACTCTAAGGTTTGCATGGGTGAGCTCCAGTTTATGGAGGTCTTACGCAATTCCTCTGCAGGAGTAAACATATCTGCTTGTATTGGGACATGATACTTTACTTGTAGCAAAGGATGTTCCAACACAAGCTTATCTAGATGTAACTCTTGTTGTCTCGCCAATCTGACATTATCTTCTGCCATCTTGGTCCATTTTGTCTCATCAATCATGAGACCTTCGTATTCTATCTCAGAGAATACTTTGACTACTTTGTTCTCGAGCTTGGCAACCGTTTCAAGCCCATACGTATGTAGCTGAGACTTCTGAGCCTCCCATATGTCAATGAGATACACAACGTCTTTCGCACCATAGGTAATTTGATCGACAGTAAAGGGCGTTCCACGTAAGTCGACGAACTTGCTCCTAACTTCCTTGTCCAGAGTGTCACCGCAGTACCTCTCGACACATCTGCTGAGAGAATAGCCGTGGTCTTGTTTACCACAATGAATAACTCTCTCGGCCAAGTAAGTATCGTATATGTTCTCAACGTCGATTCTTGCCCAGTTCTTAATAAACTTGTAATCGAACTTTGCGTTATGGAAAATTTTAATGATTTCCTTGTCTTCGAAGATTCCTCTGAGTGGTTCGATTGAGATGTCTCTGGCATCAATTACGTATTGTCGGTCTTTATCACCAATCTGCAACATAACCAATTTCTTGCAGGTAAAGTCAAAGCCCTCGGTCTCAGTATCAACACCCAGGACTGACTTTTCCTTACAATATGACACGCACTCTTCAATCGTCCCCGTCTGGACCTCGTTCAACAAGCTCTTCTGTCCTATGAATCTTATCGTTTTCACCTCTCATAAATATTAGTACTTGTTTAGCATGCATCAGCGAATAGATGCGACCACGGAAATTAATACGATCAGAGTTTAATCGCATAGCTTTCTTGATAAGAGTATCAAGTTCGTCCATCCCATCATCTTGCATGATGATGAAGATCTCTTTCATTTTACCACACATTTGTATCTGTATATTTTGTGAATGTCAAATGCATTAGGATAAACATTGGCACGTTGCCCAAGTCCATAATTATGCATCACTTTACCATTTAAGGTGACTACACCTACGTGGTTAGTATTATTTGGGGTAATCCACCAAATAACATCTCCAGGCTGTGGCTCAGTTACAATCTCCCAATCAGGAGAATCAGCAAAGTATGCACACATGTTGGGGACACGTCTGTGGTCAATGTTTGTATCAGTCTGTAATCCTTTGGATTTTCTGTGTTTAAATACTTCAACTTGTAAATCAAGCCCAATCTTACGCAGTGTACGTATGACTACATCAGTACACACACCACGCCCGGCAGGTATATCTCCGTTAGGATATGGAATAGCTGCGTATTCAGGATCATAAATAACAAATCTCTGTAATGATTCAGCTGCTACTGCAATGTCAGAATTACAAACAGGGCTGATGTCAGGATTACAATTTAGACTGACGAATAAAAACGTTGGAATTATAAGAATAGCTAAGTTCATTGTTCTAAGTATTAAGATGTAAGAGCAGTGCCCCACCTACCAGGGGCACTATAGCTCTTACTGCATTTCAACAAATGGTAGGATTTTTAGAATCAGCTGTTGATTCCACCTGCACCAGCAAACTGCTGAGTCAGGTTCGGCATTGCTGGCTTAGCCTCAGGCTCAGCTGCAATAAATGTGTGCTCGCAGCTACCTGCAAGCACCAAATCCGAGTGACGATACACAGGCATCTGTGTACCCGTCTCGGGGTTCGTAGCAACCACAACCTCACCGGTTGAAGGGTTGATTTTTGGGCTCTGCGTCTTCGAGTAAGGATTCTTGGTGAAGTTCTCAGTCACCTGAACGGCGAGTTGAGTCCCGGCGGGAAGGCCGAGCTTCTGATAGAAATCCTCAGCGAACATTACAGGGCTACCCATAGTGGCATCACCTTCACGTGAGCCTAGGATTGCCGCCGCTTTGTCAGCTGCGAATGAACGGAGAGCGGTCACACGAGTGTGAGTACCAAGAGCATCAGTGCCCTGCTCCAAGCTAATCAACATCGAGTTGACCGTACTTGCATTATTTGCAGGACGCTCTACTGCCTGTTGAAACTGGACAGAGATTTGATTCTTGGTGCTGTTCGTGTTGAACCACCATTTACGGATGACCACTTTACCCGTGGTCAGGGCGTTTTCATAAGCCGGGTTTTGCATGGCTATGACAAATTAAAAGAAAAAGTGGGGACACTTGATGGTAGTCCCCGACACCAATGGTGCACAGTGTGGAATCGAACCACAGATACTAGCTATTACCAAATTGTAGCTACCTACTTGTCTAGGCTGTATCACTTACCAAAGTCTGTACTCAGGTCTTGTTCAAGTGACTGAGCCACAAGATAATCCCCTGTTGCGGGGTACAAGACAACTGAAATGAGAGCGAGAGTGTGCACCGTGCCCATAGGCGTCTTGAACGGCTACACACTCTCTAACTATAACTATTCAGTGCAAGCTGGCACTGGTACGCTGAATAATACCTGTTGCTTTAGAACGTACGCTGGGCACAGGTCGGGGTTATAACGCGAGGGGATGTGGGTCTCGCTAGCCCTATTTACATAGTTATTGACTGAATTGGGTAATAAGGCTCAGTCAGGCCCCAAATCTATCTGCAACTTCTAGAATATCGTAGAAGCATTCTTTACAAATAGCTATCACCTCATCTGGATCACAATCTTGATGCGATTCATGACTCAGGTCGATATCACATCCACACTCTTTGCATTTCTTGTCCATAATATATTGTGTTTACAGATTCATGACGATGATTACAAGGAGCACAACGGCTCCCTGTATTTCTCAAATGGTATATTCTGTAGACACTAATGCTATCAGTTGATAGACATGAGCCCCGGCATATACCAAGCGTAAGAAGGATTCTCACCTTCTTCCGGGCGCACACACACAGTGCACGACTTCCTAATGTAAGCGATCAGGCGGCTCGCAGTCGTGTTTAACTTGACTGTTGGAATTACGACCAATACCAACAGTTGCGTGGCATATTTTAGGAGAGCCCATACTCCTGCTGATTCCACAGCAATAACTTAGTATCCAAACAAATGAAGGATACCTACAATGAGTGCAGTCAGCACAATAGCTGGTAGAAACATTGTCAATATTGCTTTGACTCCATCTATCATGTGTTATTTCTTCAAGTACGCATCACAATTACTATTGTGATTGTAGTTTCTGTAAGTTGACTTACCATAATGCTCAGCAGTTGAGCATGAAGCCATGATGATGCATATAACTAGCATCAAAAGGAAGTAGAACATATGCTTATTCATGCTTTCCGAATAAGATTAAGTTCCTTCCTGTACTTAATGCACTTGGTAATCAAGAACACTGTAAGCATAGGCCACATAAACACGAACAATATAACATTGACTGTTTCATACGTAGTTCCAAGTGCTTCTGCAATACCAAAGAGTAGTACTACACAAACATTAAATAATATATCCATCATATTTTCCATCATTTGTTTATTAAGATCCCCAGCATCCTCTCGTCAGAGGTGCCAGTTCCGCTCCTAACGGCTTTTCTGTTGCCCGGGTACGTGGTAGAGTTTCTTGTCTCTACTCTTCTCGTTATACGCTGTCGTTGTCCGTCGACGGTGACAAAGGGCTG